TTATTGACGATCCGCACTCGGAGCAGACGGCGATGTCGGCGAGCGGGTTTGAGAATGCGTGGGAATGGTACACGGCGGGTCCCCGACAACGTCTCCAGCCGGGTGGTGCAATCGTTTTGGTGCAGACTCGGTGGTCAGAAAAGGACATGACGGGCAATTTGGTGCGTCAAATGACGAAAGATCCGTTTGCAGATCAGTGGGAAGTCCTTGAATTACCTGCAATTTTTGAGTCAGGCGAGCCATGTTGGCCTGAATTTTGGAAGAAAGAGGAGTTAGAGTCGGTAAAAGCGTCGATTCCGGCGTATCAGTGGAACGCTCAGTACCAACAGAACCCCACCTCCGAGACTTTGGCTATTTTGAAGCGCGAATGGTGGAACGTATGGGAGAAAGACAATGTTCCGAACCTTCAATACGTGATTCAAAGCTACGATACGGCGTTCAGTAAGCGCGAAACGTCGGATTACAGCGCGATTACGACGTGGGGGGTGTTTTATCCGGAAGAAATCGGCGGTGCAGCACACTTAATACTGCTTGATGCGAAGAAAGGGCGTTGGGACTTCCCAGAATTGAAGCAAATTGCGTTAGATCACTACAAATTTTGGGAACCAGAGACCGTAATCATTGAAGCGAAGGCTTCAGGGACCCCTTTGACTCAGGAATTGCGTCAATTGGGCATTCCGGTAGTGAATTTCACGCCCAGTCGTGGTAATGACAAGCTATCTAGGGTACACAGTATCTCTCCGTTGTTTGAAGCTGGTATGATCTGGGCACCTGACGAGTCGTGGGCGCAAGAAGTGGTGGAAGAATGCGCTGCTTTTCCTAACGGGACTCACGACGACTTGGTGGACAGCACGACACAGGCGCTGATGCGCTATCGGCAGGGTAATTTTGTCCAGTTGCCTAGTGACGATTGGGAAGACGACGAAGGGTCTATGAACATAAGGGCGGGCGCATATTATGGCTAATCCGATCATTCCGGTGGCAACGTTGCTTTTGCGGCTGAACGCGGCCCGTGGTAAAGCATCTAAGCTGAACAAAGAGCTTGTGACGGAGACGATGAAACCTCGCACTCGAAAGATGAAAGAAAAGCAGCTTGAAGAAACGATTGCCAAAGCGAAAGAGATAGAAAAACAAATTCCGCCCGATACGCCGGGATTTGCTATGGGCGGGGGCGTGATGATGCCAAGACGACGCAATATCAGCGGCCTGACCAACTTGTTCAGCAAGTACAACACGTCGGGACCCCTAGCCGGGGCCGGTGTTCCACGTGGAACAATGCCGGTGGAGATGCGGCGTGGTGGTCGAGCGGATTCGCCAAGAGAAGAGGCTTACCGCACGGATGCACCCACTAGACGTGACGGAATTATTGCTAGGCCAAATCGGGTTGTAATACCGTCCCCTGACCCAACGCCGCCGCCAATCTTGACGCCGCCTATGCTACGCGAGGAGGTCCTTCGTACCGAACCAACGACTTTAGAGGAACTGCAAGCGATTTTACCTCCGGTAGTACAAGACCCTGTCCCTTTACCTCCGGTAGTACAAGACCCTGTTCCTCCGCCTCCGGTAGTACAAGACAACCAGCCGGTTGTTCTCACGGAACCAACGACTTTAGAGGAACTGCAAGCGATTTTACCGCCGCCAAGCACTGCTGCTGATTTAAACATCAGTGATGGTAGAGCAGATGAATTGGGAGCTTTCGATCAACCAACGCCAGAACCTGTCATCAGCGCACCTACTGCGGCTCCTGTGGTTAGCGCACCGTTCACGCCTTCCACTGGCATTGTTGCAGGAGGACCAGCACCGGGCGAAGTGGAAGTGACCAGAGAGGATGATGGGATTATTTTAGAGGGCAGAATACCGCAACCCGATCCTTTGCCCCCACCTCCGCCTCCGCCGGTGATGGATCTCCCGCCCCCACCTCCGCCGGTGATAGAGACGCCTCCGCCTGTCGTAGAGCCTGATCCTATGCCTTTACCTCCGGTAGAGCCTGCTCCTGCACCTGTACCTCCGGTAGAGCCTGCTCCTTTGCCGCCGATACCGCCTGTAGACGTGGTGGAGCCGCCAACAGAAATACCACTACCGCCGATTGAGGAAACGCCATTACCGCCTCCGGTCTACACACCGCCTACACCGACAGAGGTCGTGGTGCCAGAAGAGCCGGTATTTACACCGCCTCCTATAGCTGAGACACCCCAGCTACCTGACCCAGTAATGCTTTCTGATGAAACGGTAGACTTTGACATTGCTGATGAGATCACCCCGCAAACCGGAGGCTACGCCACCACGCAGGGTATGAACATAGTAGCTACGGGTGATCCGTTTGCTGATGCGGTTGCAGGTGAGTACCAGATGCCAATTTACCGTCCCAGACCTGTGGCTGGTGCGATGCCGTTTTTGAGCTTAAATTTCGCACGGCCCAGCACGCCTTCTGATCCACCGCCTCCTCCGAAGTCTGAGAATTACTCTACAGGCAGTTATGGTCGCTTAGAGTTTGCCGAGGCGCTTGCTGCTTACGAGCGCATGTATGGACCGGTTGAGGACTACCAAGCCCCGGACACTGACGCGGTGATGACCGACGACACAACTGCAACCGGTGCCAGCACAGTCAGTTCCGGCACTCGATTTTACCCAGAACCTCCGCCCGTTCGAGGGAGCGGCGGCATCGGACCTCAAAATTTGTATCGTAGGCAATTAGAAGCATGGGAAGCACAATACGGCCCCGTCGAGGACTACTACGCTGCGCAAAATGCCGCACAACAAAACGACATAAACATGTATTTGAGCAGGCAAGGTGAAGATGCGATAGCGGCTCAATATGGCATGACCATTGAACAACTTAGGGACGTTAACGCGCGTCGGAGAGAACAGGGGTTACCTCCTCTTGGTGATATCAACCTCCCCGACATCGGTGACTTTGCACCATAGGAAAATATTATGGCAAATGGCGATAGACCACCTGTCTCATTGATGGACAGAGAGGGCATGAACCTTGATGAATCCGAGTTATTAGCGGTCGAGGTAGAGGCGTTACCAAACGGCCTTGAAACAAACGAGGCGATGCGGATAGAGGGCATCGAAATCACGCAGGACGAAGACGGTGGCGTGACTTTTGACTTCGACCCTTTGCGTAACAAAGATCGTGAGGACGACTTTTTTGACAATCTTGCCGAATTTATGGATGACGCAGAGCTTGCTGTTGTTGCTAACGATCTGATGGACCAATACAGCGCCAACAGAGCGTCTAGGCACGACTGGGAAGAGGCATACTCTGACGGCCTAGAGCTATTAGGTTTCAACTACGAAGAGCGCACAGAGCCTTTCAGAGGCGCTACAGGCGTCACGCACCCCTTGCTTGCTGAAGCGGCAGTGCAGTTCCAAGCACAAGCGTTTAATGAGCTATTGCCTGCGGATGGTCCGGTGCGTACCACGGTGCTTGGGTCAATGACACATTCCAAGTCGGAGCAGGCTACACGCGTAAAGAATTTTATGAATTACTACATCACTAACGTGATGGAGGAATACACGCCAGAATTTGATCAGATGTTGTTCAATTTGCCTTTGGCGGGCAGTACCTTCAAGAAAGTGTATTTCGACGACTCTTTGGGTCGTCCTGTGAGTAAGTTTGTGCCTGCAGAACATCTGGTGGTGCCTTACGAGACGTCAGACCTGCAAACATGCCCCTGCATAACGCACGTCGTGCGTATATCGATGAACGATCTGCGCAAGCAACAAGTGAGCGGATTTTACAGAGACATACCCGTGTTGCCCTCTCAGCCCAACACCGACAGTATTTCTGAAGAAACCGACTATATTGACGGTATGAGTGCTTCAAATATCGATTACGACTGCACGTTATTAGAGTTTCACGCCGATCTGGACCTGCCCGGCTACGAGGACAAGGACGAAAAAGGCGAAGAAACTGGCATCAAAGTGCCCTATATCGTCACAATCAGCGAAGAAAACAGCAAAGTATTGTCGATCCGTCGTAACTATGAGGAAAAAGACCCTCTCACGAACAAGATCCAATACTTTGTGCATTACAAGTTTTTGCCGGGATTTGGCTTCTACGGCCTTGGTTTGATTCATACCATAGGTGGTTTATCGCGCACCGCGACTGCTGCACTGCG